TCCAAAAGTCTTTCGACAAGATATCGTGGATCTTAAAGCATGACGCTGATGGTTTTTGTACTGATCGTTCTTGAACGTGGTCAACCCACGGGCCAAGAGTTTTACTTTCAAGAACTTACGTCATGTCTTGAGTACAGCAACGCGCTCAATGCTCAATCGGTGGGCAAGATCAACGAGCTTCTGAGCAACAACCGATTCTTTTCTACCTATTGTGCTATCCGTGAAATACCGCAATCAGATGCTGGCACCAAGATTCTGTTTCGTGATCCGAAGAAACCGGAGTGACAATGAGTCCTAAGAAATTAGAGCCTAAATCAAGGTATGCTCAGTATGACCTAGATGGAGATGGGGTCGTGAGCGATGAAGAATTACAAAGAAATCAAGAGCTTGTTGAAATCGAACTGCGTGAAGAGAAAGCAGATAGTCAACGCCGAATGGCTTGGGTTAGTCTTAGCAGTATGGTGGTTTTCGCTCTATTACCACTTCTGCCCTTCATTCCTGAGTCTCGTTTGTCCACTCTGGCGTCTCTAAGCGATATGCTCTTTTTGAGTCAAGCTAGTATTGTAGGGCTATACTTTGGCGCTACAGCGTATATGGCACGAGGACGATGAGTTTACTTAGTTCACTTATAGGCCCAGCTACTGCCTTACTCGACAAGGTCATTGAAGACAAAGACGAAAAGAATCGTATCGCTTTCGAGTTAAGCACTCTTGCAGAGCGTCATGCTCAAGAACTTGCTAAAGGCCAGCTAGAGGTCAACAAAGTTGAGGCTGCTTCCAAGTCTTTGTTTGTTGCAGGTTGGCGACCTTGTATCGGATGGGTATGTGCGCTGGGGCTTTTTTATAACACTATCCTTTCTAATATCCTCGGTATATGGGTAGAGGTACCAGAAATAGATACTACTCTGTTAGTACCCGTTATGATGGGGATGCTTGGTCTCGGGGCTATGAGATCATACGAAAAAGTCCAAGGCGTAAGTCGGGAGAAATAATGGGTATTGAACTAATAGGAATGTTAAAACGTCACGAAGGTGTGCGTAGTCATGCATACAAGTGTTCAGAAAATATGATCACTGTAGGCGTTGGGCGCAACATAGACGAAAACGGTGGGCTTGGATTATCTGATGATGAGATTGAGTATCTTTTAGCTAATGATATCAAACGTGTACGGGAAGAACTTGAAGATACTTATTTTTGGTTCCGTGCACTTAATGAAGCCCGACAAGATGCGATGATTGATATTTGTTTTAATCTTGGTCTTACACGACTTCGTGGTTTTGTTAAAGCACTAGAAGCTATGTCTCGTGAACAATTTGATATTGCAGCCGACGAGTTTATGGACAGTCGATGGGCTACCCAAGTTGGCAACCGAGCTATCGAAGTAACTGAGATTATTCGCACAGGAGAGCATCAGTAATGCCGCTCCAAAAATATATATTTAATCCTGGGATTAATAAAGAAGGGACTGATTACTCTGCAGAAGGAGGATGGTTCGACGCTAATCTAGTTCGGTTTCGTAAAGGATTACCAGAAAAGATAGGCGGCTGGGAAAAATATATACAAACTTCTTATGAAGGAACAGGTAGAAAACTACACGGCTGGGTAGACCTCGATGGTACAAAACTTCTTGGTCTTGGTACGAGGTTTAAACTGTATATACAAGAAGGTACAAGCTATAACGATATAACACCGATACGCGAAACAACTAGTGCGGGAGATGTTACCTTCGCTGCAACTAACGGTTCTAGCACGATTACCGTAACAGACACCGGACACGGCGCGGTAAACGGTGATTTCGTTACTTTTTCTGGTGCAGCTAGTTTAGGCGGTAACGTGACTGCAGCAGTATTAAATCAAGAATACCAAGTTGTATCTGTACCGACTGCGAATACATTTACTATCGTTGCTAAAGATACTAGCGGAACAGAAGTTACTGCAAACAGTGGTGATACTGGTAACGGGGGCAGTAGTGTCGTCGGAACTTATCAAATTAATTCTGGGTTAGATGTTTTTGTTGATGGTACAGGTTGGGGTGTTGGTACATGGGGATCTGGTACATGGGGATCTACAACATCATTAGGTGATGCTAACCAGTTACGCCTATGGTCAATGGATAATTTTGGTGAAGATTTAATTTCTAATCCTCGTGCAGGAAGTATTTATTACTGGGATAAAACTAGCGGATTAAATACTCGAGCCGTTGCTTTATCTTCTTTAGCAGGAGCTAATAAAGCTCCAACTAAAGGATTACAAGTTTTAGTTTCTGATATTGATAGACACGTTATTGTTTTAGGAGCAGACCCGATAAGTGGTGGCTCACGAAGCGGTAGCATCGACCCGTTGTTAGTTGCTTTTTCCGATCAAGAAAACGCTACCGAATGGGAACCACTCGCTACTAATACTGCTGGTTCATTACGTTGTTCTGCTGGTTCAGAAATAATCGGTGGAGTTAGAGCGAGACAAGAAACTTTAATCTGGACTGACGTTGCTCTTTATAGTCTACAGTTTATTGGGCCACCAAATACTTTCGGACTTGTTTTACTAAACGAAGGCGTCAGTCTTATTGGGCCTAACGCCGCAGTAAATACTCCTAATGGTATTTTCTGGATGGATAAAAAAGGCTTTTACGTTTATAACGGGGCTATCCAACCTGTTCCGTGTTCTGTTCATGCTTTTGTTTTTGATAACCTTAACGAAGGGCAAGCGTTCCAAGTATTTGGGTTCGTTAATAAACAGTTCGATGAAGTAGGTTGGTTTTACTGCTCAGGTGAAAACACCGTTATAGATAGGTATGTAACTTATAACTACGTTGAAAATACATGGGCGATTGGAGAACTTTCCAGAACAGCTTGGTTAGATGAGGGTTTGGTAGCTTTTCCAAGAGCAGCAGGAAAAGACAATGGTACTGCTTATCTGTATTCACACGAAACAGGGTTCGATAACGACGGTTCTCCTATGGATAATGTTTTTATTGAAAGCGCTGATTTCGATATCGGAGACGGAGAACAGTTTCAGTTCGTTAGGCGTTTTATTCCAGATGTTAAATTCACAGGTAATTCTTCTGGAACACAAAAAATTAATTTGGTTTTAAAAGCTCGTAATTTTCCAGGAGATTCTTTAACTACCGATCAAACAAGTTCGTTTACTGCTACAACAACCAAAGTAGATACAAGAGCTAGGGGCCGACAAGCAGCAGTGCGTTTCGAATCTGATGATGATGCAGAAACTGTAGATAGATTAGGTGTTGGTTTTAGGATTGGCGCAACAAGGCTAGATATTCAGCCTAACGGTAGGCGTTGATGGGAAAGATATTAGCAGGAAGATTACCTCAAGCAGTTACCTCTACAGTAGAGGCACCCACGTTTAATAGAGCTATGCGTCTATTAGAACTAAACGTTGGTAATTTTGACCCTGACCGCACTCCACAGTACACATCAGCGGAACGTGATACGTTAAGTTTTGAAAAAGGCGATGTTATTTGGAATACTACAGAGAACGTTCTTCAAGTATATTTAGGTAATTCTTGGCAGAATATCTCAACGCCAAGCACCTCTGGTGTTAGCGCAACAGGGAGTATCGGGACGGTTAGTGTTGCTACCAATGGTAACGTAGTGGTGTCGTTATAGTCATGAAAAAGACTAAGAAACAACCTAAAGTTCCTGCAAAGTATTTAGCTGGTCTTTCTTCGAAAGAAAAAGCAAAACGTAAGAAAGAAATAGCTAGAAACAAGAAGAAGTCTCTAAGTGACCCTTCTGCTTACAAATTTTCTACAGATAAGAAAAAAGGTAAGCGTAGGAAGACTATAGAGTCTAAATATACACGGCGCTTTAGAGAGAGGTTTGGTACAAAATCATGAGTCTTTCAGCAAAAACTAAAAAGGCTTTGTCTAACAAAGCTGAAGCTGCTCGTAAAAAAGGTAAAAAAGTTACTGCTGGGCAACTAGCCCGTGTTTATAAACGAGGTCTAGCTGCGTATAAAACAGGACATCGCCCAGGAGCTTCACAACATCAGTGGGCAATGGCTCGGGTAAATTCTGTTCTTACTGGTGGTAAAGCAGCTACTGTTGATAAAGATATTATGAAGGGCGGTAAAGCTAAAAAATCTACAGCTAAAAAGAAACCTGCCAAGAAGAAAAGTTCATGACCAGGATATTCGACGACGAACAAACTACTTCTTTAGTTCGTGCTATGGCGAACCCTGAATCTAATGCTCGTAAGATGGTAGAACAAAACCAAGAGATTGGTCTTCCGTCTGATATTACTACAGATATTCTTAATAAATACGCTACATACGGTGCTAATACAGGTATCGGTAATCTTGGGGGAAGCCAACTAGTAGAAGCGATAAATGACCAGTACCGTAAAAAAGTAGACGCGCCTTTACAACAAGAATCAAAAGAGGCGTTTTTAGGTGGTCTTGCAGAACTGTTAGCTGAACTAGGGAAAAACGCAAAAGACTTTTTTACAGCGGGAGCAGAAACTGCTGCAGAAGCTGCCGCAGAAGCAACAGAAGCTGCCGCAGAAACTTCAATACCTTCGGGGATTTCTATACCAGAGTCTACGGTTCCGACTACTCCTCGTAGTCTTATGGAAGCAGATCCCACACAAATAGACCAAGCTATCAATTCTCCTATTGCTAATACAGATGAAACACGATTAGATAAATTTAAAAAGTATTTAGAAGAAAATCCTTTAGTTGCTAAACAATTAGGCGAAAGCGCAGGAACTATCGGTAGCATTTTAGCAAAAGAAGCAATAGGAGAAGACGAAACAGAAAGAGTAGTTTCCGCTCCTAGACCTCGTTTCCAACCTTCTCGAGTCTCAACTCCTCGTATTGGTATGTCGGGGGGAGGAAAACCGCCTGAAGGCTCTGTATTAGGCCGTAAACTCTTTTTAGAAGGCGGCGAAGTAGACGGGCCAGGAGGCCCAAAGGAGGATCTCGTACCTATCTGGGCGAGTGATAAAGAATACGTTATGTCTCACGAGGCAGTTAAGAAAGTAGGGGGAGGTGATTTTGATAAAGGAATCGCAACCCTCGATAAAATTAATTTCGGTAAATAGTTATGGCTAACGAAACTGCATTTAGTTATCAGGCTCCCGATGAACTTGTCTATAATTTATTAACAGGACGAGGGGGCCGATTAGGATTATTACCGAGTGTTGAAGCATATTATCGTAGCCAACTCGAACAACTAGGTGGCGCGGATACTTCTCCGTTTACTTATACAGGTCAACGGATTGCAGGGTTTTCTCCTAGAGAAGAACTCGCTATGCAACTTGCTGACCAAGGTATAGGGTCGTTTGCTCCTTTTTTAGCGCGTAGTGCTGGATTGACAGAGGAAGCCTTAGCTACATTAGCTGGGGGAACTTCAGAAGCGAAATCTCAACTTCTTCGTGCGTTACAACAAGGCGAAGATTATACAAAACTAGGTATTGGTCAAGGAACTGAGTTTCTTGGAGCTGGGGTTGATAAAGCTAGTGAAGCCGAACAAGGACTTATTAATGCTTTAGCTGGGGTTCGTGGTCGTGGTGAAACAGGATATCAATCAGGACTTGCAGATATATTAACAGGTGTTGAACAAGGTCGTACTGGTTTAGATCAAGCTTCACCGTTTTTTACTCAAGCTCGCGCTCGAGGTTTAGATGCAGCGACTGAAGCAGAACGTTTAGCCAGAGAAGCTCAAACTAGAACTGATCCGTTTTTAGATGAAGCGTTAACAGGGGTGCGCACTGGTAGAGCTTCTGAGTTAACTAGTGTTGCAGATGCAAAAACAGCTGCACAACGTGCTAGAGATTTACAATCTCCGTTTATTAGCGAAGCGTTAAGCGGTGTTCGTGCTGGACAAAGAGAAGAATTAGCAGGGGCCGCTGCTGCAGAGGCAGCTGCACAACGTGCTAGAGATTTACAAAGTCCATTTATTGAGGAAGCTTTAGCTGGTACGCGAACAGGGGTCGACGCATTATTAGGTAGAACTGGGGAAGCTGCACAAATAGCTAGAGGGGTTGCAGGCACACAAGACCCGTTTATAGACGAAGCTTCTCAATTAGCACGTGCTAGCACAGCAGGGTTTGATGTCGGAGATATAGACCGATATGTGAATCCTTTTGAAGATCAAGTTGTACAACAAACAATAAAAGATTTACGAAAAGCTCAAGCACAAAGCGATATAGCTCGTGCAGCTACAGAAATAAGTTCTGGGGCTTTTGGAGGATCACGTTCTCGTTTAGGAACACAAGAAGCACAAATAGCAGCAGAACGTGGATTAGCTGAAGCGTTAGCAGGAATACGTGCTGGTGGTTTCGAATCTGCTAGAGGTGCTGCGATGAGCGAAGCCGGTAGACAACGCGCTGCTGAAGCAGGGGCTGCTGGTACAATAGCAGGACTTGGTTCACAAAGAGCAGCAACACAAACAGGGTTAGCTTCAATGCTTTCTCAATTAGGTGGACAAGAAGCAGGAACAATTACAGGTGCTGCAAGTCAAATAGCTGGTTTAGGTGGACAACGAGCAGGAGCTGAATCACAATTAGCTCAAACTTTAGCTGGACTAGGAGCACAAAGAGGAGCAGCTAGACGTGGTTCTGCTGCAGAAATAGCTGGATTAGGTGGACAACGGGCAGGAGCTGAATCACAATTAGCTCAAACTTTAGCTGGGTTAGGTGCTCAACGAGGGGCTGCTCAACGAGGGGCTGCCAGCGAAATAGCAGCATTAGGTACTCAAAAAGGTTCTGGGTTAGAAAGATTAGCTTCTACTATTGCTAATTTAGGTGCTCAACGAGCAGGGTTTGAAACAGGTGCGGGAACTGCGTTATCTAATCTTGCGCAACAACGATTTAATATCGGCACTGGTGCTGGGGCACAACAAGCAGCATTAGCTGGTCAATCTGCAGCTCAACAATTAGCAGCAGCCCAAGCTGGGCAAGCAGCTAAACAAGCCACTGCGGCCACGTTAGGTCAAGCTGGTCAACAAATTTACGGTATGGGTACTGGTGCTGGTCAACAATTATTTGGTATGGGTACTGGTGCTGGTCAACAACTAAGTGGATTAGCAGGTCAATTAGCAGCTGGTCAACAACAAGGTGCTCAAGCGATGTCACAACAAGCCCAGTTGAGACCACAGTTACAAGCAGGAGACGTAAGTTCTCTAATGCAAACAGGTGCGATGAACCGTGCTAGAAACCAAGCTCTACTAGATTTAAATTATCAAAACTTTGTAGGTCAATATC